GAAAATTCGTTCGGGTTTTATGATATGTTTTTTGCGTCTGCATCGAAAGGCGTAATTGTTGGAGCGGAAGAAACCGTATTAGTTACCACAGATGGTATAATTGGGGCAGGAACGTTGACTAAGATTAGCGCACTGCCATTGCCCGGAAACATAATATTGTCGGCGGCACATGGTTTGCCGAATACATGTACGGTGGATATTACGGGAGTGGTAACCACGGATGAAATTGGAGCCACAAAGGGTACTGCAACTGTCTCGGCCACTTCCGGTGATGTAATAGAGTACAGGTTGATTAATGCCGCAATAGGCTATGACAGTGGGTGGCAGTTATCTAATGTTTTCGGTGGATTGTCGGCGGGATCATACACGTCGCAAGCCCGGGAACAAAGTTCTATTGAATGTATCGCGGAATTGGCGGCGGTTATTAATTTGGTCAATGATCTTGCGGGAAATTTGGTTGTAACCAATCTGACGGCGGCGGGTGCGAATGATGGTAGTATAATTGTAAATGTGACAACGGGTAGCGGGTCATATTCTTTTTTGTGGAGTGATGGAGAAACAACGCAGAACAGATTAAATTTACCCGTTGGCGTGTATGTTGTCACGATTACGGATATTGGAACCGGGCAAACGATAGATTTAACGGGAACGGTAAATGCGCCAATTACTGAAATTATCAGGGACAATTATTTTCACGTACCGCAGGTAAATAGTTTTAGGTACGTTCAGCAATCTACGCATACATGCGAAGTCCCGGAAACACCTGACAATCAATTGTTTTGCGGACAGGGAGAAGCGTATTACGCGAAAGTTGATTATCTGCAATTGGTCGCGCAATGTGATATTATTACTACTCAATTCAGGTCTAATTTACCCAATCATGCGGTAACGCTATTGAAGCGGTCAAATGATACATTGATAGGAAGCTATACCCCGGTTAAAAAGGTTGCAAATCTGGACGCAAACCAAACGATCGGGGTTCGGCTGCAAAACCATGGAGCAGGTCAAACGCGGGTTTATTACAACGCGGGGGGTTCATTCCCACTTGAAGTGCAGGCGGGGGATTCATTTGTAATTTCAGGCAATGCGGACGGGTTTGACGGTACGTATGGAATAGTGAGTATTGAAACGGATGTATTAACCGCGTCTGAATATCTTGTTATTAATCGTAATTATGATATTGCGGAAGGTTCCACGCTGGGAAGTGGTACTTTTGTAGTAGATATAACAAACTACGATGTTTACGAATTCACGATTGATTTTAGCGGTATTGCAATCGATGATTACTATGTGAAGATCAGGGCTTATGATGATGATGGAAACGAGTTTATTTCAATCAGTGAGCCTATCAGGGTAGACGCGGCGCATGAGGGGACGCACGTTATTAAATTCACAAATATTGACAGTGCTTTTAATGTAGATTACACCACGGCCATTGAGCATACGATCCGGGTAAAATCACATATGTTTAAAAGGTTGCCCGGGTCACAAAAGGAAGTACTTAGGAACACGGACGGGACGTTAAAGAAATTAAGCTCAAAGCCACGCAGAATATTTACATTAGAATTGTATTTATTACCGCCATACCTGCACGAATTGTTAATGTTGGCCTTTGACCATGATACGGTTAAAATAAATGGCGTGGAGTATGTCACGGAAGGCGGATATGGTGAGCCACAATACATCACCCGATACCCTTTGGCGAACAGTCAGGTAAGCATTGAGCAGGCGCAGTGGTTTGATACTTGGAATAGTACGGATTCGGGTGGAGTGGACGCAGATCAAGGATTTATAATTGCAAACGAGGGATTCATAAAACGATGACATTAATAAACGCAAGAATACCGGAATTAGATAGGCTAGCTTCATTATCGGCTATTGATAAATTTGCTGTATATGATGCAGATACGGGGATTACTAAGTACATCGAGGCGGGCGATTTTGTCCAATATGCGGACAGTAATTTCGAGTGGGTAAGTACGGACACTTATGCGCTAGGGGATGTGAGGACATACAGCGGCAAGTGGTGGCAATCATTACAGGCGGCTAACACGGGAAACCTTCCAACGGAGGGCGCTTGGTGGACGCAAATAAATAAATTAGCGGCCACGGGTATAAAGCAATGGCAAGCCGGGATTTATACAGATAGTGAAATTGTAGTGTGGAGGGAAATTGATACGGTCAAAAAATTAGCGAGATTAAAAACGGCCACAAGACCATATAGTTCTGCCAATTTTGAAACAGAATTACGTGACGGTGATTGGGAGATATTGACAGAGGACGACATACGGGTTGTGAATGAGGTGGCGCACGGGTGGGCAGTCGGTACGGCTATGAAAATGACGGTGGGCGGCTGGGATGTGTCGGACGGGCTTAATGTTATCGGCATCATCATTAGTATTGTAGATGTTGACAATGTTGTGATTAAATTATTGGGTGACGTTAAACACGGGTTCACGGGATTAACCCCGGGATCGTATATGTATGTACAGCCGGACGGATTAGTTACGGCGGATGAAACAACGCATCCCTATGGTATCGCCATTGACGCGACCAGCGTAATTGTCCCGTTTTTCTCTTCTACTAATGGTTACACGAATAAGGTTTATTCAAGGAATCAGACGGGCGCAGGATTGACAAAAACGCAGGCGGTGTATATTTCCGGGTCTTCCGGGCAAAGACCGCTGATAACGCCCGCACAAGCGGACGCAGAGGCCACAAGCAAGGGAACAATAGGTTTGTTGCTGAATGATGTTGCAAATAATACGGACGTGTATGTGGTTACTGGGGGGTTAATTACTAACGTCGATACTTCCGCGTTCTTGGATGGTGACGTATTATGGCTATCTGAAACGGTGGCAGGGGGATTGACGAAGACCATACCGGAATCCCCAAATCATGCCGTACATATTGGGTGGGTTGTGAAATCACACGCAACATTGGGTGTTATATTGGTGAGTGTAGAGAATGGATATGAGTTAAACGAATTGCATGACGTTTATTACCCGGCGGCACCAACGGACGGACAAGCGCTGGTTTATGTCGGGGCTAATTCACGATGGGAACCTAAAAGCGCGGGGATTGTTGAGAAAACATTTACATCCGTTATGAATTTTGAGAAAAGCTACAAAATGAATCATACCGTGGCTGGGGCTATTGCTTTTACAAAGGGCGTTGAAACGCATGTGTACAATAATAAAAATATTATATACCTCAAAGCAGATGGAATCAACAAACCTACATTTTCGGCAGACTTTGAAATCATTGCAGATAATTACAATAACACCCTGAACGTATGGAACCGGGTTTATGCCGAATACCAGCCATCAGGGAAAATAGCAGTTTGGATAGATTATACAGCGTAAAATGGCAGTAACAGTAAGGATATCAGTAGATAACAACGGGACGGTAACTAATTACAACATCCCGGACAGTTTCGTGCAGGCATTGATTCAGGCAGCACAGGAAGATGGCAAAAACCCTTTGGTATTCCTTAAAGAGAAATTACAGGAGGCAATCAGCACACGTGAAGCCTATGTTAAGCCCCTCCGGGAGTTTTACGAAGAAAAAGAAGGTGAAGCGGTTGTAATTGAAAGCGAACCGGTACACGGAGGAAGCAGACCTACTGTGTTGGAGATAACGGATAACCTTGATAGAATAATCAGGAAGGTTATTACTTACAGGTACCCGGCAACATCGGCAAAGTGGAGTATTATAAGAGTAATTAATTTTAACAGATTATAATGGCAACTAATAACGCGAAAATAACAGTAGTAGGCACTGGAAAATTTATAGCAAAACAACCTTTCGGTCATGATAGCAATGATGGACTGACGGCAGATACGCCAAAAGCCTCATTATCAGCGATAGGAACATCTGCAAATGATGAAAATGCACTAATGAGTGGTGATTATCTTGTAGATGTATATACTATTCCGTCAGTCACATTTCCCTGTCATTTAAAGGCAGATGGAAAATGTATATTAAATCTTGGGGGGACTGGAGAAATATCAGCTATTCTCAATCACACCGATTTGCATATAAAAAATGGGGGCATTCACGCAAATCATAAGTTACTAATTACTAATATCTACGAAAATAATAATTGTCATTTTGATTCGATTAATGGTACAGTTCCAGTCAATTCAGCTCAATTTGCTGTCTGGAAAAACCGCCTTTGTAAAATGATTAATTCGCAAATATTATCTCCTAATGTTTATGATTTTTATTACCCCGGCTATCATAAGTGTATTATATATGGAGGTACAGGAATATTCCAGCTTAGGGTACTGGAAAGCAGTTACGTTGGGCTGGGGATAGTAATACAAATAGGGGGTAGAGCTGCAACGGTAACCATATCAGGGGATAGTAATGGAACGAATGGAGCAGCTTCGTTTTCTTATAATAACATTCAGGGTATAATTAGATTTCCTTCATCTGGTGGAACGCAAGATTATGCAATACAAGATCAGTATACAGGAACACCTCAAGACAACGGATATTCAGTTGGGGTTAAGTGGTTAACAGAAGCAAACCTGACGACAGATGGTTTTCCGGGAACAATTGCCGGATGGGATGCAGCAGTTGCTACCTGTATCAATCGTGACCCAAAATTTAACGATGCGGCAGCGGGTGATTTTACCATACAGGCTGATAGCCCTCACATTGGAGCAGCTCACGATGGGACAAATATCGGAGGAACGGATGTGGCATTATATGTAGGTGTTGACGAGAACGGTATTAACAACACCATTGTAATTGTATCGTCTACGATAGATGCCAGCGTTCCGGGTTCTTTAAAACTTAATCCCGGAGAGACTGAAGGATATGTCAGGATTATAAAAAAAGTAAGCAACACAAACGTAACATTTTCAAAGAAGGTTGAAATACGAGCGGGCTATTTTTTCGACACAGATTACGCGGGAGGGGATTCAAAAAACAGCAATGTTCCCGACAGCCAACCACAGACACTTGATTACGCAATGTACACCACTACCGCAGCAGCAGGAAGTACCACCAGTGAGTTAATAGTACCCACAGGACTTCTTGCTGTAAATGATTATGTGGTTGTGCTTGGAGAGATTAGGCAAGTAACGGTAGTTACGCCCGGTGCGCCCAATGATACCATTACAGTCGGTGTTGCTTTTCGTGCTATTGTTGGGGTGGGTGTTGAAGTTACATTCGGCACTGAATCAAAGATAAGAGCATTAAACCCGAATAGGCCAACATTTGAGTGGAGAACGTCACAGCTATTAACACCAAACCCTGCAACCGACAGTGATTGGGACAACAGCCTTGATCCTGGGTATGGATTAGCAGGGGCATATTTTCACATGCAGGACGGACTTGCCCCTGAATTATACACAGACGGAATCACTTATTATGGAAATGGCGATGCTAATATACCAGCAGGTGTAACGGTACATCAGATGTCCGGCAAATGGTGGGAAGTAAAGGTATGGCTCAGAAATAATTATTCATCCAAAGGGCAATCGGCATGAGCTTAGAAGGGGTAAGTGTACAATCATCCGAATTAGAGCCGTTAAGTAGTCCGCGTGTATTACATGGCCTGAACATTAGCATTAATCCGGGTTTACCTTATACGCCTCCACGAGTACTATTTGGTGTTACTGTCAATCTACCACTCAACCTCCCTGTATCAGTACGTGACCCACGAGGCCGTGGTATACAGGGGGCATTGGTTGTGGCTGACAACGGAGGCACACCATTCGAGTGCAACACAGACAAGAATGGTAACTGTCTTTTAGAAGCCACCAACCCCACTACTATTACAGTCACCTGGGGGCATTACACGCAGACAGCAGCATACAGCGGCCAGAGTAGCATGACGTTTGTGTTTCAGATTCCCATATATGAGTAAGAAACATTAGCCTTTTTTTTTATTTTCATTTTATTTTGACATAGATTAGGAAGTTACAAAACTTCCTGTTATGTTTGTAATGTCGCAGGGGAAAAGCCCCGCAAATTATAATCATAATCATAGAATCATGTCACACGAAATTAACATTGAAAACGGAAAAGCAGCCTTTGTATCAGTAAAAGAAAAGCCATGGCACGGGCTGGGTCAAATAGTAGCAGAGGCCATGACGAGCGAAGAGGCTATTAAATTGGGAGGCCTTAATTATGAGGTATCAAAAAAGCCCGCCATATTTCAAAACCCCTTGACGGGTGAATTGGAAGACGTACCCGGTAAATTTGTGAATATCAGAATGGACACGGGTAAACCTCTGGGGGTAGTTGGTAGCAAATATGAGATAGTGCAGAACGATGAAGCCTTTTCATTTTTTGACGCGATTGTCGGAAAAGGTGAAGCCATATTTGAAACGGCTGGTGCATTGGGCGATGGTGAACGGATGTTTATCACGGCTAAATTACCCGCACACATAAGCGTTCGCGGTGAAGAGATAGAAGAGTATTTATTTTTGTATAACAGCCATGACGGATCAGGGTCAATTGTTGCAGCGTTTACGCCGATCCGGGTAGTTTGCAACAACACGTTAAACGCAGCCTTGCGAAACATGAAAATGAAGGTGGCCATACGCCATACTAGTTCAGTAAAAGCGAGATTAGAAACGGCTTATAAGGTTCTGAATATCACGAATTCATTACATAATGAATTGGGTGACCTGTTTAATGTGATGGCAAAAAAGAACATTACGGACAGGACGTTATGGAATCTAATCACGGAAACGATTGGAGGGGACGCCGCATTGAATAAGATTGCGAAGGGTGAAGAGTTATCAACCCGCATGAACAATATGATTGAAGATGTACACGAATACGCATTAGGGCATGATACGCAACAAACGATCGCAACTAAGGGTACATTGTTCGGCGCTTATAATGCGGTAACGGGTTATTTCCAGAACATCAAAGAATACAAGAGCGACGAAAAAGCGTTGATTTCAGTAACGGAAGGAACGGGGGCGTTTTACGGACAGAAAATGTTCAGCCTTTGCGCGAAACAAATCTAATTTGAGGGGGGGTAATACCTCCCTTTTTTTACTTTAATATATCATAGATGGAACGACTAACAAGGGAAATTACGGTTAAGGATGTGGACATGATTGTCACGGGCGATTATAAATACACGCCTGAAAAGCGGAACACGTCTTCGGGCGATCCCGGGTGGCCAGCCTCGGAAGAGTTGGAGCTTGTGGAAATTGACATCATTAAAGAGTCGGAAGTTATCACGGCATTTAAGCGAGGTGTTACGATTAAAGACATTAGAACAGAATTTATGTCGGCGCTATGGAATTCGTGACGGTTGAAAAATGGGAACTGAAAGTCGGGGAACTTTACAGAACCGAAGGGATCAGGAGCGCCACTAATTATGTGGCAAACACGTATAGTGGAATATCCATTTTAAGGGGTCATACTTCGCATATCACAGAATTGTTAACGAAGTACCCCGAATTAGAAAGACAAGACACAGGCGCCCACTTAAAAGCGGCGTTGCGGGCGGCAGGCGTTAAGGTGTATAAGTTTAATGGAAAATCGTGTAAAGGTTCAATTTACGCGACAAGTTGGGCGGATTTTGTCGACAAATTGAAACTCAAAGGAGTTGAACGAGTAGATCAAATATTAATCATGAAACAAAACATAAAATGAAATCAGGAATTATTGAATTAACAAGCCCGGGAGATATTATGGCGTTTGGTGCCGTATTGCGGGAACACATCGAAAAGAACAAATTAAGTGTGTCAATATCAGGCCGAAATTACCCGATGGTTGACGCATGGAAATATGCGGGGATGAACTTTGGCGTTACGTCAATACCGGATGAACCGTTACCAATGCACACGCCCGGGCAGATGGTTAGAATAGGCTATCACATGGCGCAATTCAAGGACAAGCAGGGAACGTGGCGCGAATTTGAAAAGGCGGGGTACGTTGGTATGGTAGATGAAACAGGGACGTTTGACGCTTGGAAAAAGAATATTCGCTTTACCCGTGAATTAATCATGCCTCATTACGCATATAGTTGTCAGGCCACAGTAAACAGGCTGACAGATGGCGTAAAGATTAGCGGAGGGGACGGGTTTTGCGAAAATCTGGAACTGACAAAGGTAGGGTTCCCGCAATATGCCGTTCGGTCAATGGCGCAGACGCGGGCAATTGGAAAATCGTTGCGTAATTTGTTGGGCTATGTGATGAACAGTGCCGGGTATGAGGCCACGCCAGCGGAAGAGATGGAAGAGGAAAGAGCGAAAGAGGCGGAAAAGAATGATGACAGGATGTCAATGACTGACGAAGTATTTAAAAAAGCGGTGATTAAGTTGGCGAAGAAAGAAACAACTATCGAAAAAATAGAAAAATCATTCCGCCTGACAGCAGAACAATTGAAGACGTTAAAAGAGCTTGAAAAATGAAAATTGTAAAAATAGACAAAGTATCGAAAAGCCTGATCCACACCTTTAACAACTGGATGAATAAAGAAGAGTGCGGAAGCGTATTGAAGTCAAAATATATTGACAGGACATGGCGGCAGGAGTGGTACACGTCTCCGGCTATGGCGCTTGGAACATTCTTCGAGTGGCACGTTTACGAGGAATTAGGTTTAAACCCGGAGGATAGTAAGGAGCCGCCCGCGGAACTAATGGCGACGGGTAAAGCGAAATTGAAAACGGGGGTGATGTTGGCGGATGAAGATTTGAAAGCGGAATATAGACTTGCGAAAATAAAGGCAAAGCGATTAAGCACGTTAATGATTAAATCCGGTATCAAACCGATCAGCGTACAGGCGTATATCACAAAGGATGTGAACGGAATCACGCTACATGGCTACGAGGACATGGAGGCATTATTTAAGCGGAAAAAAATAACTATCGACTTGAAATATAGCGGGTTACTTTTTGACAGATGGAACAAAATGGGCTGGTTATTCAATAACGAGGAACAGATTGGTTACCATGGAGTTCAGGCAAAACACTATGAAGCGATAACGGGTAAGCCTTTTTATTACATAGTGGCCAGCCCCACGAATTTGATTGACGTTGAAATGTTTAGACCTGTGATTAGCCCTTTTGCGGCAAATCAGCACATCAAAAAGGTGGAAAGCATAGTCGAACGAATGGAGCTTATGCAAGAGATAGACGGATTTATTGATTTCCCGGATTATATCAAATGTCAGAAATGCCCGCTACAAGCGCATAAAATGTGCGATAACGCATTACGTAAATTAGTCCCGAAAGATATACCAATTAACAGTTAAAAATGAAATACTTAAAAATAAGCAATGACGGGATGTTAGACATCCGCCTTGTGTCCCTGATGGGGGGAACGACAAAGGAAAATAGTACTGAAAAAATAGGCCAATTTGGGACAGGGTTGAAGTATGTAATGGCGTACATGTTGCGAGGACGTCACGAGATACACATAATGATCGATGGCAAAGCGGTTGAATTGACAGTACAAATGGAAGAGATTCAAAATACAATCTTTGGGATCATTTACATTGACGGTGAGAAAACCAGCATCACGACCAACATGGGGAATGATTGGCAAGCGTGGATGATTGTGCGGGAAATATACTCTAATGCGTTAGACGAGGGGGGGGAACATTATGAGGTCACGGAAGAAATTGAAGGCGCAAAAGGGCGGACGGAATTTTACCTGCAATTGACCCCTGAAATATTAAGCGTTTACAATTCGTGGGATAAATATTTCAACCTTCATGCGGAACCAATGTATACCTGTAAACATGGCTCATTATATCCGGCAAGCGGTAAATTGAGGGTATTTAAACAGGGTATATTAATCAAGGAATACGAGCACGAATCCGTGTTTAATTATGATGTTACAAATGCATCGTTGAATGAGTTGCGGGAATATACCGGAAGTCTGGAATACGATATGACATCAATAATACAGGATGCCAATAAGGACACTATTACCTATATGTTGGAGGTGATGAAGGAAAAAGACTACGAGGCAACCGCGGATTATACGGATTGGCTGGGAACACCTAAATTTGGCGAAGGATGGCGGGAAGCGATCGGGAACTCATTAATAATTCATCAAAAAGCGATTGATAATATTAAGGCGCGCGGGCTGGACATAGATACAGCCGCAACGGTGACGGTTCCTGAACGCTTATACAAAGCCCTGACAAAGAAGTTTAAAGGTATTGGAGCGTTGAGGGTTGCGGACAAGGTGAATGAGTTTTACGAAGTTCATGACGAGGCATTGAAGGTGATGACCAAAGAGGCCGTGACAATATTAGAACATTGTGGTTATATGCTGCACCCTGAATTGAGTATTATTTACGGGTTTTTTGGCGACAAAAGAATACTTGCAAAGGTGTCCATGGACGACAAAGTTATCATGATTTCTGAAAGTATGAAAAATTCATCGATTCATGAAATGTGTGAAATGCTGATCGAAGAAAACGAGCATTTCAATACCGGGTTTGTAGATTGTTCCCGGGATTTTCAGACACATTTTATTAAGTTATACACTAAAACATTATTTGAAAAACATAAAATACAGCTATGAAAAGATTATTTTTTGACTTAGAAACAACTGGATTAGATCACAAAGTAAACGGAGTGCATCAAGTCGCGGGTATCATTGAAGTTGACGGCGTAGAGGTTGACGAGTTCGACATAAAAGTAAGGCCGCACCATTTGGCGAAGATTGATAAAACGGCGCTCGATATTGGCGGGGTAACCTTGGATATTGTCGCGGGTTATCAGCCGATTGGAGACGGCTACAAGGAATTAATTAGTAGGTTGGCGCCACATGTATCGAAGTTCGACAAGATGGACAAAATGCACCTCGTAGGTTATAACAATGCGTCCTTTGACAATCAGTTTTTGCGGGCTTTCTTTGCGCAAAACGGAGACAAATATTTCGGGTCGTGGTTTTGGTCGGACACTCATGATGTTATGGTGTTAGCCTCGAAACATTTGGAGAAAAGAAGACATGAAATGCCGAACTTCAAATTGGCAACGGTGGCGGAAATGTTGGGAATTTCGGTGAAAAGTGATAATTTACACGATGGAATATATGATGTGAGGTTGACGAAGGAAATTTATGACATAGTAACCTAAACAAAAGAGCCATGCGAAATACAATTATATCACAGGCCGTTTACAATCTTCACATTGGGCGGTCTGATTGGGACAGGGAATTGAAAAAACGCATAACGGACGAGAATGTTTTGAATTACATAAAACAGGCGCAGGTGATGAAGGCTAAAAGCGTTGAGAATTATTTACTAAAATACATAGAAGAAAATGAAAGATGAAGTAATTAGGGTTAAGAGCCTTATTAAAGATGAATATGGGACATTGCAGGAGTTTTGCAACATCACCGAACGTGATTGTTACGAATTAAAATTATTCTTTTCAAACTGCATTAAAAAGGAAACGCAGGAACGGCGGGAAGATTTGATTATAATTGAAGATGAAGCGTTGAGGAATGCACACCGCGTGATGTGGGTAACGGATGCAGTGCGGATGAAAATTAAAATGGGGATTCGTAGATATGGCGGTGTGCAGAAATTTGTTGGTGATAATCCGCAATTCAAACCAACGTTTATTTATGATGCCATGTTGCGGACGAAGCGGGGCACCGAAAAAATGCTGGAATTGTTGGAGGTTTTAAAAATTCAAAACTGATGGAAAAGCAAATAACCTATTTATTTCTGGAATCCCACTACATGTCATTAATGACGTATGTGAGATTGAAACAGGCGGAGTTATCCAAACATCCCGGGCACTTCAAGATTATTGAAGAGATCAAAGCGGCGAAACGTGATTTAAAATTGATTACTGCCCGCATGGATGAAGTAGGAACGGACGCAATGCGGAATGAGTTAAAATTGGACTTAGAAACACTGACGGTCAATGATAACGGTTTATAGGATCATCAAACGCGGGCGCATAAGGTGTGCGGATGGCGATATAAAAACGATCGGGCGGAGGGTGGCGCAGTGCTACCGGGCTCGATATGGCAGGGAACCAAGGGAGATACAGGAGGGGCGATATACGGTGAAAGCGTACCCGAAGGAGTTCACAAATGATGTTGTTAGGATTGCAAACAAATATTTTAAACAGCGCGGAAAAGTTTTTAGTATTGGGAAGCGTAAAAGAACCTTAAATAATTATGTTGGTAATGAATAATTATATTTATTTGTACAAAGAGATTCTATGAGGATAAAACCCGCGATTGAGCGGCCACGCTCAATCCGGGTTTACTTAATATCTTTAAGCGGCTCAAATCGATTCGGGATATTATTTTAACGCTAGAATGGGGGGTACAAAGCAAGGGCGAAAACGAAAGGAACACCGCCCGTACCACGACACCGAACAGTCGTATGTGGTTCCAATCTGTCTTAATCCGGTAATTGACAGAGCCGTTACACGTTGTGTGTGTGGTTTGGCGTGACATATATGGTGCATAAATAGTAACATTGATTACTTGAGGGCAAATGATTAGGCACGGTTCCATGAGTGAAACTCGAAAAGTTTTTAACGGCAAAGTTCTCATTTTGGGTAAGGGGAAACTTTGCCTTTTCCCCGATTAATAGAATAGAATTATAGAACTTAAATTATACATAGAATGATACACGGACTATATTACAAGGCAGTTATTGAGGCAACAATTAAATTGCCAAAAATCAAAAACGAAGATCAGTACACGGATCATGTGGCGGATATTATCAACTATTTTGATTCGTTAAGGCGAGACGCGGAAATCTCTAAGGTGCCCATGAAAATCACTTTCACTCGCAGGAAATTAATTACAGATAGATTGAAGGAGTTGAAACAGGATGATGCTATCAGGCAGATTAAAAACATGATTTTGGTTAAATTCACACAATGGGCGAATAAGCCAAGTATGAGAATGTATTTAAAACCTGAAACGTTATTCAGACCGTCACATTTTGCTAAATATTTAGATGAAGTGAATGAAATCACGCCGGAAGGATGGACGAAATTAAAAACAAAAACGGCTAAGGTAGGACAAAACGAAATGTCATGGACATAAATACAACAGGCGAAGCAATTACGGCATTTCACACTCAATCAATCGATATTATTAATTTGATGGCTCAAAAGGCCAAAAGGGGTGAAACAAACCAGATGGCGTGGGATGAATATGCGACATTAAAACAGTTTTATGAGCATACGAAAAAATTAATCGAGCGCATGGATTTAATTGCGCATTCGATCAGATTGGAGGCTTTAAGGTTCAATTTAGAAAACAAGGCACTAGAGACAGAATTGAAACGGGTTTATTTGGCATTATCGGAGGTATCAGAAGCAGCGGCCATTAGCGTATTAAAGGATGTTAGCAAGGTGGATTTTGAAGGCTTAACGGACAGTGAGCGCCTTAAAATGAAGTATGGCAAGATTCCAATTAGCAAGGAATTAATTAAAAAGGCGGCTGAACGTGTAAAGTCCGGCACTAATGATGTGAATAGAGTTTTTGATTTTTTCACCTTCACGCAGGAAGATTTGCGGGAATATAGCAATATGATATGAATGACGATGAAATATTGAAACAGGCATACATGAACAGTATCATTGAGACTGATTTGCAATTAATGATACATGAGTTCAAAACGGGTAAACCTATTGCTGATCCTGTAAGGGTTAAGGGGTTGAATAAAAAATTTGGCTGGATGAAAACGTTTGTAAATTGTTGGACGGGAAACCCGAACGTAGGAAAATCTACCTTTGTTTTATTTTTAATGGTTCTGAAATCAAAAATAGACGGGTGGAAGTGGGCGGTGTATTCCCCTGAAATGATTAGCAGCAGGAAACTAAACGGAAAGGTGTTAGTTGGTGCCATGGAATTAATTGACGAACTTGTGTTTATGATAACGGGACAAAACCCGTATCTACACAAGGTTAAGGACGAAGGATTGAAACAGATGGATATTGCGTTATATGTGGAGACGATGCAATGGATTGAAGATCATTTTATATTTTTCAATTTAAAGGAGCGAACAGATATTTCCCTGATCGAACATGCGAAATTTTTATCGAAGGAATTTGGCATAGATGGAATATTGCTTGATCCATGGAAAAACATTGGTGTTAATGGATCGGAGGGTGCATATACGAAGGATGATATATTGCACCGGGTGTTTTCGAACATCAAAGAGGTTGCAACGTATGAAAACATTTCATTCAATATTGTAGCGCACCCGAAGAGCGTACAGAATGCGAAGAACGCGGACGGGTCGTATAAAGTTGTAACACCGCAGGATTTAGCAGGGGGGGCAGCGTGGAACAACTCAATGGATGGTATATATTCATTGTACAGGCCGGATGAACATACAAACCCTAATGATCCGGGTGTGTGGTTCTTTAATCTAAAACAACGGATGCAGGATTTAACAGCCGAACGGGGAGTTTTTAAAGATATTGAATGGCATAAGCCTACACACCGCTATTATTTTGCGGGGGTGTGCCCGATAGATGGCCGTAAAAAGGATGGGAATTTAAGCGGGTTACAGGGGGACATTAAGTTTGAACACATAGACGCTGGTGAGGCACCCTTTTAATGAAAATATATGACAAAGATGTGGTTCCCGGGAATGCGATAGACTTAAAACTGGGAACGTATTGGTATCGAAAAGACGGACGGGATAATTATAGCCTTGTTATAATGGATTTAAAACCGCATGAATACGAATTTATGAGGCAGGAGGTAAAGAGATTACACGACCAAAAACGCATTTATTTAAGTCGTGAAAATCCGGGCGGGTCGGTACATTAATAAAATAAGTGTAGGAAGTTGTAAAACTATTTAGTTAATTTGTATAGATCATAGAAAACAGCAATCATAGTTATGGTGGGTAGATTAGACACAGAAAGTGAAGATAGTAAGCGAGCATTATATGGAACCTTGAAGCGGTTAAAATCCGGCGTTTATGTTTATACGCTTGAACTTGATTTGCCTTTGAGGACGATCACGGCAAATAGTTATTATTGGTACTGTTTGCAGTTGGCAGCAATCGAGACGGGAACGGACGCAGATTCTTTGCATGAGCATTTCAAAAAAACCTTTAATATGAAAGTTGAATTTCTGGACACGGGATTAAGGAAGGTTACCGCAGCCAGCACAACGACTTTAAATAAACTTGAATTTTCAATATATTTGGAAAAGGTTTTACATTTTTTACGGGAGGAATTGAATATACATCCAGCCCCGCGAACGAATTTACAATTAGAAGAACACAAACGTGTTAATAGTAGTTATAACAAAATGTTTTAAAAATGGATATTACAATTGAAAAAATGAAGATCAAGGAAAGTTTAACTTTGATCGAGTACAGCACGCATGTTTTCACCGAAGATGGAGACATGATTACAAGCAGATTCACCCTAAAAAGTGAAGCCAAGCCGCACAAAACGTTTTTTGATGCGTTCCAAGGATTGAAGGAACACGCGATTAACATTTGTGAATTGTCTTTATTCAAAGACGATCAGAGTGTAAAAAAGAATCACGTTGTTACAGGTGTGACAATTAAGGAGCACATGGACGATAGCCGGGTTATAATTTCATTGTTGAAGTACACGAAAAGTGGTAAATGTTTCTCATTAAATACGCCACTGGTCAATCTTGCTACGGAAGATTATGAGAAGTTGGACGAGTTGGCCGCTGAATTAGAAATATTGAAAGCGGAGGCGGTTGAGTTTATCAGAGGGAAAAACGGAAACCAACAAATAGCGCTCGATTTTGCGAGTGTTAAGCAACAAGAAGCGGCATAGGGTAACGGAAACAGGAGTGGCGAAATGGTAGACGCAGGCGGTAAGAAAGATTGAGCAAAACTTTTGGCCGCTGCTCATGTGATCGCAAGGCTCGTACCCTTGGATCTTTGCGGGTTCGAATCCCGTCTCCTGTTCAATAAAGTATTAACTAAACCTCCCGGCAGGTAGCCGGATTTAAGATTATGAAGCTATCAGAGAAAATTGTACAGAAATATGTTGATAGTGCGTGGGAATTACTGGAACTCATTAAGATGGCGGAGCAACTCGAAAAAGAGAACGAGGAGTTGAAACTACAAATTCAAGCAACTTACAATGACACTTTCGCTGATGGCCTGCCTTCTGAAATGAAAGAAGGTGAAATTATACGGAAGTTCTTACTTGAATACTTTGATCATATAATTGAAAAGAAATGAAAGACCTTAGAAAAGAAGAAATAATAAAATCACTATGTGAAAATTGTAAATACAGGGTTAAGGACAAGCCTATTAGCATCGAATTTCAAGATGGGTATGTTTACGATTTACCCTCTATACAAGGTACTACAATGTTGCACTCTTGTAGTCATGGATTGTACTTATACGGTCTTCCTCCAAATAACCCCGTAACCAAATGCACCGGATATGAAAAACGAAAAGATGAAAGACCTTAGAAAAGACTACAAAGCTCTATTACGGACAAAAGCAAAAGAGGAAATATTGGTGGGAGTAATAGCAAGTAAATTAACCGAAAAAAGCGATATAGAGATACATGTGGAATGGTTCCCTGACGATGGATATATGGTAATGGTAGAAAGTAATCATGGCGGTGATGTTGGAGAGCCGCTATCTAGCGTCCTTGACCGTTTAAGCAAAGAAGGTTATTTATATAAAAAAGAATTTAAACCAATTGGATAATGGAACTTAGAAAAGCAGAAATAAATCAAGGTAAAATATGTCCCTATTGTGGCAGCAAAACAGAGTATATTGACTCAATTCAAGTATATAGAAAGAGTTACGGTATGATGTTTATGTGCTTTCCTTGTGATGCTTACGTAGGAACACACAATGAAACAGGCGAAGCGCTTGGACGGTTAGCAAATGCTGAATTAAGGGAATGGAAAAAGAGAGCACATGCATATTTTGACCCAATTGCTAAAACAAAATTAATCAATGAAATATATCCAATATACATAAGTGGTGTCAGCAATAGACAAAAAGCATATCAATGGTTATCGGGAAAAATGGATTTAAAAAAAGAATATTGCCATGTTGGCATGTTCGACATTGACCAATGTAAACAGGTAATTGAAATTTGTAAACCTTATTTATTAATTCAAACATAAAGATGTGAACGACATTGTAATTAAAGGAACCCCCCCCGCCAAATCAAACTCATATCAGATCATAAAATTGAGGGATAAGACGAGCGGACAATTAAAGTGCAGCATTGCGAAGAGTGGGCAGGTTAAGAATTACGAAAAAGCCTTTTATTTTCAGTTACCCCGGGATGTTAGAGGACGAAACATAAAATCAAACTTTGGCCTGATTGCGGACGTTAGTTTTGAGCGCAGTAGCAGCGATTTAGATAACGCGTTTAAAATCATTTTAGATAGCCTACAAGCAAGCCGGGTAATTTATAATGATAATCTATGCGAATACATTTTGGCTCGAAAGAGGACGGCCAAAAATGGCAAAGTTTCAATATCCATAATATCACCTGCATTGTTTGAGAAGCTTTTTGAAATGATAGACATGGCGAAGAGAACAGACCTAAGCCCCGAGTTTGAAAAGGAGACGGCACTTGAATTATACAATCAAATAAAACGAATTTATGAAACTACACGTTAAAATATCAGAAAATGCAGCGGCAATTTACCGTAATGAATGTGAGAAGTTAAACCGGGTAGTCGATCCGGTTATAAGGAATTATTTAACAGACGCGGCGGATATGTGGGCGGTGTTGGAGGTGTCGGAATGTAAGGAGAATAGCGCGGCGGTAAAAACGCAGGAAACAGTACTACATTTGCCGCTTTCAGTTTTAAGCGACATGGCGGTACATGAGGGAAATATTAATGATGGATTGAAGGAAATGAACCATGGCAAAGGATGTCACGGGACAGGTTATCGATTGTTAATAGTTAATCAGAAACGGGCGACATATTTATGATATATTACAGAACATCGAGCGGTGAAATGATTACGGAGGCGACTATTAAAAAGCGATATTCGCGGGCGCTTGCCGATAAGCATGGAGGGCGGACACATTTTGTATGTGAGGGGTGCGGGGAAAAGGCACACCATAACGATCACACGATTGCCCGGGCGCGGTGTAAGATTATCGGAAAGGCTGAACTGATATATGATCCTGATAATTTTGTGAATAGTTGTGCGGAATGCCACGCGAACTGGGAGAACTTCAAAACGGGCAAATATTTAGACGCAAACAATGTCACGGAACGCATGATGTTTTTAAAGATGAATGACCCGGAGGGCTATAATATTAGAATAACTTTGACTGAATCATGAAAAAGAAAATCATTGTTTTAATGGTGGCTAAAAACTTTCTGGTAGGGCACAGGCGGGAAGGAGAACCCACAAACTTTAAGGAATCCATTTTAAAGGGAATCAAAAAACATACGATTCGCGGGATTAGTACAAAGTGGGACAAGGCAAGGGAAGATTTAGAAGCAGGCCGGGCGGTGTTAAGTATCAGGCAATGGACGGGAAAGCCATACAGGAGCCCACAGGTAGAAATAGCGCGGAGTGAACACGCGACCATTCAAGAGCGATTTATACTGGATTCCGAATGTGATGTATACGCCAAAAACGATGGCCTGATGTTGGACGACTTTAATAGTTGGTTTAAAGGTTCGCGGAATGAACACGGACACATAGGCCGGGTAAATGTCATATACTTCAATATAGACAGGCGGACGAAGGAGCAGCGAAGGCGGTACCACCTGCACAATATGATCCGATACAAGTACCGGGTAAATGCCCGGCAAAAGGAGGTAAGATTAATGAGGACAGTAAAGCCGAATGATAAGGACGTGAAAGTATTGCGGGAGTTGATAAAAAAAGGATATAATGTGCAATATTCAATTTAATAATATATATTTGTACCCTACACACACACACTGTGACAGGGGGGGGCGAGCTAAAACTTAACCCCCTTTTTTTTACTCAAAATCATAGATCAAATAATAAATAATCATGGAGATATTATTAAAGAATGGCCGCAAGGTTTTGACAGATAAAATTCATATTTCACAAGTTAGAGCCGGGGACACCATTTTTCATGATGGGCACGATAGAATGGTATGCGGGTCGAACATCACAGGAGGGAGTGGCGATTTTATGGGTTTTGGGGTTTTTGGGGATTGTTACAAATTGGGTTATAAGCCCGTCACGCGGATAATTAAATATTTATCATGGTAATGAGGGAAATAAAAAAAAAGGCAATAAAAAATAATTCATAGATATGGGACGCATAAAATTTAGAGACGCAAAACTAAGCAAGGCCAATATTTATAGGCTGGAACAAATCAATGGTATAATTCAGGAATACCAAGCGGGCGGTTATACCATGACATTGAGGCAATTATATTATCAGTTGGTGAGCCGGGATGTAATACCGAATAGTGACAAAGAATATTCCAAGTTATCAAATGTATTAAAAGAGGGACGCATGGCGGGAATTGTAGATTGGGGAGCGATTGAGGACAGATTACGGGTTCCATATACCCCGGCAAGTTTTGACAGCCCGCAGGATATTGTAAATGCCGCAATAAATCAATACAAAACAGATAAGCAGGAAGGACAGCCGATTTATACCGAGGTTTGGGTTGAAAAGGATGCACTTAGCGGAGTGTTAAAGCGGGTCACGAGCAAATATCATGTTCCTATCATGGTTAATCGTGGATATTCGAGCGTAACGGCGATGTATGACGCGTTTATGCGATTTGTGAATGAAGGAGCTTACAAAAATAGAGGTGTAAATATATTGTACCTTGGAGATTTTGACCCATCCGGCCTTGATATGATCCGGGATATATCAACGAGGTTAAGGGAGTTTCAGGAGGGCTATAATGACGGTGATTTGGTTGCGAATATGCATGTTTATGTAGAATCAATTGCGCTGACAAAGGAACAGATAGACCTGTATAACCCACCGCCCAATCCGGCTAAAATAACTGATCCGAGGGCAGCGGGTTTTATAAAAAGACACGGCCACACTAGCTGGGAGGTTGACGCATTAAAACCGGAAGTCCTTAACGATTTATTAACCGAGGCAATTGAGGACAAAATGAATATGGGGGTTTATGAACAAATGATCGAAAAGGAGGAAGAGGATAAAAAGAAGTTGAACACATTGAAAAACGCATTATGAAGATAAAATCAGCTTTAAGAATTGCGGAAAGAGTAAGGGCGGAACTTGAACCGCATTGTGAACGAATAGAGATAGCCGGAAGCATTCGCAGGGGCAAAGCGGACGTGAAGGACATTGAACTTGTTTGCATTACAAAGCCCTATGATGTGGGTTTATTTGAATCAGGAATTGCAACGGTTGTAAACAGGTGGCCAAAAGTAAGGGGGGAACTTCCATGCAAGTATACACAGCGAGTATTACCGGAGGGCATTAACCTAGACTTGTTTTTTGCGGTTCCCGGTAATTGGGGACTTATCTTTGCAATCCGTACAGGGTCGGCGGATTTCTCACATAAGGTATTGGCTACCGGGTGGGTGAAGAGGGGATATAAAAGCAATGAGGGGTGGTTACATAAAAATGGCAAAGATATAGCAGTTCCCGAGGAACGAGACCTTTTCAGGATAATAGGAATTGATTATATAGAGCCAAAGAACAGGGGGCAATAATCCCGCATGGCCATGGCAACAACGGCGAAAATGAAGATCGGGGAACCGCCTTTATGGTTATAAGGCAAAAACAGAAAACAGGTCAGAACGGCCTTAAAATAGCCCACGCGGGGACAGGTTAAAACACCAAGAAATAAAAGATAAAGTAAAATTATTGCATAATATGAACAGCCGAACTATCTTGCATGGAAACGCAGGGACGCGGCATGAAACGAATTTTAGTTAAGAACAGCATAGTAGAGGTAACGAAGGAATTAGGCGATAATTTCAAAGAAAACGGCGGACATATAATCATATCAGCCACGCCAAAAGACGGGGGGAAAACATCGATCCGGTTAGGCATACAAAACGAAGAATTTCTGAATAATGCAATTAGTGAGGTAAGCGATAGGGATTACCCGCCATTTCATACGTTGAATTTTTTAACAGATGCGATAAATTTGTTATCAAAAATGCGCAGGGAAATAAGGATTAAAAATATTGAATCAGCACAAAGCAATTAAAATGGAAGTTGTCGAAATCACGAAATTAAAGGAGAACCCGGAAAACCCCCGGCTGATCAGTAAGCAGAGTTTGAAAAAATTAATGCGATCAATTCAGGAATTCCCGGAAATGTTAAATTTACGACCTATCGTTGTGGATGATGATTATATGGTACTCGGGGGAAACATGAGGTTACAGGCCTGCCGGAACCTCGGCCTGTCAGATATTCCAATAATTAAGGCAAGCCAATTGACGGAAGAGCAAAAAACAGAATTCATAATTAAGGATAATTTGAACTATGGCGATTGGGATAATGATGCGCTTGCAAAGGAGTGGGAACTTGGTAAACTTGAAGATTGGGGACTGACGATAAAAATAAATGACAAAAAGGTTGAGGGTGATATTAAATTCAGCGTTGAGCTTGACATGTCCAGCAATTACGTTGTTTTGAAATTCGACAAATCAATAGACTTTATCCACATACAAACCTTATTAGGGCTAGAGGCCACGTATAGTAAGCGACAAAACGGAAAACCATGGGCAAAGGGTATTGGACGAGTTGTTAATGGTATCGAGGCATTAAAAAAGTTGAGAAATGAAGATTAAATACTTTGCACCGTCATACAAACGACCTGAAAAGTCGAGCACACAGAAAATGTACCCGGAGGTAACGTTGGTAGTGTCCGAAGACGAGGCGGAAGAGTATAAGAAAAACGGAAATGTTGTGATAACGTGCCCAAACGAAATACAGGGGAACCTTTGCCGGGTGCGTAATTGGATCATTGACGAACACATAAAGGATTATGATTGTATTGTGTTAATGGATGATGACAATAGCGGCGTATTCAGGTGGGAAAATCAGGAGTTTATAAAATTAAGGGGTGAAGAGTTTTACGAGGAGGTTGAAAAGTGCACAATATTATGCAAGGATTATGGCTATTATTTTTGGGGCATGAATTGCATGCCGGATAAGGGCGCATACATGGAGCATACACCCTTTGGAACCACGCGGTATATTGGCGGCCCATTTCAGTGCATCATGAACGGTAATGAACTCCGGTATGATGAAACGCTACCATTAAAAGAAGATTATGACTATACGTTGCAAAACCTCTTAAAATACGGAGGCGCACTAAGGTTCAACTATTTATCATATCGTAATAAACAATCCATGCAGCCCGGCGGATGTTCAGCGCAAAGGAACACAGACAGGGAGCGTGAACAATTCGACCTGTTACAGAAAAAATGGGGGTCTGACATCATTCAGGTTGATAGCAAAAGTAAAAAGGACTTCGATTATAACCCGATCATGAAAACACCACTAAGGGGCGTGTAAATGGCTGGCGGGTACGGAAAAATATCACCTAAAGATGGAAAGCAGTTCGATGAAGGGAACAAGATTGCTGAAAAGTGGACAGAGGAAAAAGCAATGGCGCTGGGAAATGCTTTAGTGATGTGGTTGCGGGATGATCCAAAGAATATATTTTATGATGAATATTTAGTAATTGAGCAGGGATTATACCCAGCGGTGACGAGTTATTTGGCCAAAAAATATTCGTCGTTTTTTAATCTTATGGAATTGGCAAAGAAAATACAGGAAATAAAGCTGATTAAGTGGGGTACAGCGAAACAGTTAAGCTCGGCAATGACGAAGTTTATACTGATCAATAATCACGGGTATAAAAGCACAGGCGCGGATATTGATATACATACCAATCATCAGGGTGTACAGATTTATATACCGCACAATCCGGCTGATTCTATGAAGGCATTTGAAGAGGCAAATATATTGACCGAGGAAGACATAAAATTGATTGATAAAAAAAAGGAAATTGAGCAATGAAAGACACACTAATGATTGGGGCGCATATAGGCGGGGATTTACGCAAATTAATTGAAGAGGAAAAAGCGGTAAGTAAAAAAACCTATTCACAGATAATACGAACGGCATTATTCGAGTACTTTAAAAACAAAAACAAATGAGTGGAGTAAATAAAGCGATATTAGTAGGACGGCTGGGTGCTGATCCTGAATTTAAAACATTGGAAAGCGGTGTGGCGGTTGCGAGTATTAGTTTAGCGACATCGGAAGTCTATAAGGATAAGGACACAAAGGAGCGCAAGGAGCAAACCGAGTGGCACCGGGTGACGTTATGGCGCGGCCTCGCTGATATTGCGAACCAGTACCTTAAAAAGGGAGATATGGTGTATATTGAGGGGAAGTTACGTACACGCAAATACGGCGAAGAGGGGAATGTTAAATATTCTACGGAGATAGTGTGCGACAATATGACCATGTTAAGTGGTAGCGGTGGCGGTAATAAAGTTACAGACACTATCACGGAAGAGGACGCACCCCCGGAAAAGTCTGACAAATTACCATTCTAAAAGAGTAAAATTATACGCGGTCGGTCAAAACGGCCAAAATCAGGATAGTTGATTATAAATGCGAGGGGAAAAGTACAATGATAATAAAGCCGCAGGACGGGTATCAACACGATTATATCATGAGCCCTGCCGACATTGTTATCGGAGGGGGAGCGGCGGGAGCGGGTAAAACGTTTTCCTTGCTTATGGACGCTTTAAAGTGGACTATGACGGGCAAGGACTTCGGGGCGGTCATATTTAGGCGGACGTACCCGGAGATTATGCAGATTGGCGGATTGTGGGAAGAAAGCAAGAAGATATTCCCGTACAGGGGGGGCACGGCCAATGAATCAAAAGTTACGTGGGTATTCGATAACGGGTCACGTATCGGATTTTCCCACCTACAGCACGAAAAGGATTTAAACAAATTTCAGGGGGCACAGATACCGTACATTGGTTTTGATGAAGTTACGCACTTTTCAAAGCAGATGTTTTTTTATCTGTTGACAAGGAATAGAGGAACAACGCAAATGAGGCCGCGTATCAGGGCTACTTGCAATCCTGACCCGGACTCGTGGGTTGCAGAATTTATACAATGGTGGATAGATGAAGAGACGGGGTTCCCGATCCCGGAGCGGGCGGGCGTAGTCAGGTATTTTGTGATGGATGATAGCACGTACATTTGGGGCGGAACAAAAAAGGAAGTATATGACAAGGCGCATCACCTTTTTAAGGGTGAAGGAATGGAGCAGGTAAACCCAAACGACCTGATAAAATCGGCCACATTCATTCCCGGAAGTATTTACGAGAATAGGAAGTTATTAGCAGGTAACCCGCAATATTTGGCCAACCTAATGTCACAGGATGAAGAAACGCGGGCGCGATTGCTTAAAGGTAACTGGAAGATTAGAGCGGATCAGGCTAATTTATTCGATATATTTAAAATAAAAGACATGTTCAGGGGGGACGGTTCGGAGGTGTCCCGGGCTGGTTTAAAGAAGTACATTACGATAGATCATGCGAGGTTCGGGAAAGACTTGTGCATTATAATGAGTTGGGAGGGGTTCCGGGTCGAACGTATTGACATCATGAAAAAGAGTGACACTAATGACATATTGCGGGTGATTAAGCACATAAGAAAAGAAATGCGTGGAATTAGCGTATCTAATATAATGATCGATCAGGACGGCATAGGCGTAAAGGATGCTTTAGGGTGTCGGATATTCCAGCCCGGCGGGGTTCCTTATGAGGTCAAACGAGAAAAGCCCTTTGTAAACAACAAGCGGACGCAGTGTTATGTTGAAATGTCGGAACGGGTTAATAATAATGAGGCCTCGATTAATATGGAGAATATATATCTACATGAAGATGGACGAATGACGCGCGTTAAGACGGTGACGATCAGAGGGGAAACGCATACGGTGGAAAAAATGATATTGGACGACCTTAGAACCGTCAAGCGGGAAATGTTTGAACTAGATAAGCCCGTAAAGATCACGGCAAAGGAAACACAAAAAGCAATATTGAAGAGGTCCCCGGACTTTGGTGATACGTTCGCCATGCGGGGCGCGTTTGAGTTTTTAAGGGAGCCAAAAGGAATGGGACGCCCGTAATGAAAACGGTTTTTTGTTTTTAATTAAAAAGACTTACCTTTGGAATAGTAATGAAACATCAGGGACGGTGATTACGGTATATTTTTCAATCAAAAAATAATAATGTTATGACATTTGTATCATGTGATTGTCCACTGCCAACCGCCATAGGTTCCTTGACAGCAGTGACGTGCAATGAGAACTTAGCGCAAATCGTTAAGATCATATTTCAAAGGAAGCAGGCCACACCAAGTTTTCCCGCACAGGATGGAACGGTAGGCGGTGCGGGTTTATTGGCTTCGTGGACGCCGTTTTTTGCAGCGGTAGACGCTACCAAGGTGCAGGGCACCCCGGAATTTAGCGAGTTTGTTATCCCGCAGGTTGAAGGAATTACTTACGGAGGTGATGACAACAGCACTATTGACGGGCGTCAGCTTATTTCAGGCGCTTCGACTGTAAGGGCAACAGGAGCCTTTTTAGGTCTTCCGGCCGCGAACCTTAAAGAGTTAAAAGAGTTTTCATGCGAGAACGCATTAACCGTGTATATGGTTAATGAATTCGGCAAGGTGATTGGATCAAGCCCGGACGGAACGAAGTTTGAAGGTATCGAGATTACCACATTCTTTATCGGTGATGGCGGGAATGAAGGCAAAAACACGTTTGATAAAACGACCTTCGGGTTTAATTTCAAATATGGATGGCGGGACAATTTAGCCATTGTCACCGGAACGGATTTTAGCGGTCGCTCACTTGGATAAGATAAAAACAGTGGTTCTGGGTTGTAGCAGCCCGGAACCATTCACGAAAAAATACGATCGTGAACACGCGGTAAATATATTGCGCTATCAGGAACATAGGGGTTTATCTGATTGGGCAATTATTGAAGGACAGGGACTAACTTTCAAAGATGGCGATATTATCAGCACAAGAAGCGACAGAGGTACTAAAAGCCTCGAAAAATAAAGAAATTGCGCGGTGCGTGGAGCATGATAATAGAGTATCATTCCACGCGGAACCGCATGACCATAATGAGGACATTGCATATTTAGGCACTTATAAAAAATGGGTGCGTAATATGATCGATGATAATAAGTATGCCGTATTCGAGCACTTGTTACAATTGCCTGTCGAAACTGTTGATTTCGTTGAGGGGATATATAACGAGATTGGGAAAATATTCACAGCCAAGGACAGGTATATAAAACACGCTTTCAAGACGGATGAAACGGCGCAGGAATTCGAGGAGTATTTACAAGAATTAAAGGATGAAAGTTTCTGGAGGGAACAGGGCTACGAGGCATTAAAGACCTCAATCAATTCCGTTTTAATTGTAGATTTACCAGCGGCGGACGAAGGAGCGGAAGCAAAACCGTATTATTATTTTCTCGACATTGACCGGGTGCATGATTTCAAATTAAAGGGATCAAAATTTGAATACATAGCATTTAGCACGGACAACGTTTGGTATGTTTTTGACGAGTTGTTTTATCGCACATTCACGAAGGATGAACACGGCAATTATTTACTGGCCAGCGAAGTAGAGCACATTTTGGGGGAAACGCCCGCCCGTATGTTCTGGGATAAAAAATACTCCAAAAAATCAGCGATCCGGCGCAGGTCAATTATCAGCAATGCTTTAGGGAAATTAGATTGGTTGTTAACATTGCAGGTGTTCAAGAAACATGAGAGTTTATATGCCGGGTTCCCGGTAGACATCATGTATGAACAGCGATGCGATTACATGGACAGTGAGGGCAACGCGTGTGAAGATGGACGGATCACTAAGCAGGTTAGGGACCTCACCACAGACGATTATTTGACTTCGGTGGATATGTGTCCGCGATGCGGTGGTAATGTCAACAAACTCGGCGCTGGTACTGTCATGATAGCGCCCGCGCGGATCGATCAGAAAGACCCGGACATGATTAACGGATTGAACAGGGTATCGGCAGACGTTAAATCTTTGGAATGGATTCAAGACGAGATTGATAAAGAGAAGAAAATAATAACGTGGAACATCATTGGCTATCAGCAGGAGCAGAACAATGAAGCCATGAACGAAATGCAGGTGGCCGGGAATTACGAAAGTCGAATGACTGTTATTATTGACATTAAAACGAGCTTTGAGAAAATACATGCGTGGGCTGTTAATTCGGTCGGTCGGTTACGCTATGGGGACGCATACGAGGGATCAACGGTATTCTATGGCCGGGAGTTCTATTTGCAGGATGTTGGGGTGATGGCGGATCAGTTGGGCAAATCAAAAACCAATGGCCTTCCCGTGTTCGAGGTAGTGAGCCAACATGAACAGTATTTACGGGCGAAGTATCAGCATAACCCGGAAATGTTGGAACGTATGCGCATATTGAGCGACTTAGAACCGTATCAGGGTTACAGCGTGGAAGAGTTGACAAAGATGGGGGGCGCGGTGAATGTTGATTTGTTGAAGATGAAAATAAATCTAAGCGAACACATTGGACGGTTCGAGCGTGAATATCAAAATATTGCGACATTCATGCAGCATGTAGAATACCGGAAGAAAATCGAATTTATCAAAACTAAAATAACGGATTATGAACGAGAACGAGAAACAAACGAGCCACAACCTGACCCGAGCGCAACAGGAGGAAATCAGGTACAAACAGGCACACGGACAGAAGATTAGCGAGGTAAAAGCCAATCGAGCCGGGAAACTTACCGACAAAGAATACAAGGCGGAGTATTCAAAACACAAGATACCGGAACACGAGACACATTTATTTCATGTTGCGGTGGAATCCCGGAGTTATGATAGTCAATCAGGCCGCAGGATAAGCGCGAGCCGGGTAGTAAAATATTACCCTCGCGTATGGCAGGGGATTGTTGACCGTGAAGAGTTGGCCGGAATGACTTGCGAGGTATTGCACGACCCTACGGATGTGAAGGTGAAAAAGGAGCCCGCAAAGGAGCCGGAAAAAGGATTGCAGGGAAAAGGATTGCCGGAAAAAGACGCGGACAGCCCGTTAATGGATTTGTTGTAATTGGTAAAAATTTCAGGGACGAAATATGTTTGTAATAAAAGAGGGTACCGAATCTGACAAGGTTGGAACGGGTACGGAAGAGGCCACAAGGAATTCAATAATTGAATGGTTGGCAAAGAATAATTACGTAGTCAGAACGGCGGACGATGATAAGGCGCATTTGCAAGCGCAGGTACAGGCCGAGACCGACAAGATGTTCAAAGGCATAGTGACGGAGGTCGAACAGGCGGTAATGGATGCCACGGGGCTTAAAAAGGCAGACAGCCACGAGAAAGCAACCGAGTTCTTGAAACGCGCGGTTAATGAGAAAATGAAGACGGTGAAGGATATGGAGGTCGAAATGACGCGGCTAAAAGACACCAAGACCACCGGGAACGAATTGGCGGTAGAATATAAAAAGCAGTTGGAGGAGTTGCAGGAGAAGCACAGGGAAGCGGTGACAGCGCATGAGGCGTCATTATCTGAATTGAAGGGTTCAATATTTAACAATCGAGTTAAAAGCGAAATTGATACGGCGATTGCGGAAATGAGGCCGAAATTTAAAGCCATGGAGGACGGGTTTTTATCAGACATTATCAGTAGCAGGAAACACAAACTGTTTAATGAGAATAAAGCTAAGTCCGTTGAAGATGTGATTGTTTTTGAAGATGCGGAAGGAAAGACGCGAATATCAACGAACGATGGTAAGCCATTGAGCGCACGGGAAATAGTGAGCGGATATTTTGAAGACTTGATTGATCCGAAGCGAACCGGAAGCGGTGCCGGGTCAGGATCAGGCGCAGGAGGTGGAAGCGGTGCAGGGGGTGGAGAGGAGCCAATACCGGAGGGCATAAAGACCCGGGTTGAATTGTTCGATTATTTGAAGGAGACAAAAAAGATGGACGAGAGTTCAAAGGAATTTGGCGAAATGTTTAACAAGCATAGTGAGAAGTTGCCATTAATGTAATTCATTCTCCACTCTTCCATAAAACCCGGCTTTATTGTCGGGTTTTTTTTTATCTTATAATTTACATATCTTTGAACATGTAAAACCAAACAATAATTAAAGACATGGGAAATATTGAAATTGAAGCGGGTGCCTCGTATGATAGCGGCCTGAAATATGTATCGGGTGGGGTTGCGAAGGTCATTAAAAAGTCATTTGTAGATTTTGGCGCATTACCCGCCACGGCATTAAAAGAGGTTGCACACGGATTGAGTGTTGACCCTGCATTTGCGAAGGTTGAATTGATCGCGAATGACGGCACGACCTCAAAGGTGTGGACTAAGAATGAGGTTACAATTGACGCTACGAACATCAGCGTAACCACTACGGCCAGCGAAGTCGCGTGGAGTGGGATTGCCATTGTGCATCACATTGAGGCCTAATTTTTAATATTAGGAATTATTACATACCTTTGAAAAACAATGTCAGGGACGGCATATTAAAATTTATCATCTAAAATTAAAGAAATGAGTTTAGTAAATACACTTATGCAGCCCCTACGCACAAAGTATGCTGCGACATTGGACAAGAATGAGGCGCGCGGTAGCAGGTACGGCGCTTATGATTTCTTCCGTAAAGATTCGTCCGGGATGGATCGTATATTTACGAGTGAAGATGTGCAACGGATCAAACGCTCGTTTGGGAATTCTGTTGTTATCCCGGTATTGGATGCAAAGAACGTGACGATAGGCAATGTGAGGTCATGTACAGTTGCGGACGATGAAAACACCTCAAATCTGGTAACACTTTCATTTGTTACTTATGCGTTTGGGTTTACGATGCACCCCGCGTCACACTACAATAATGATGTCGCATATCAGCAGGACTTCGACAGGAAATTGGTGTCGTATCTGAACAAGTTGGCCGCGACTTTGGACAGCGCTTGTATCACGCAGCTGGAAACAAATAAGAATGCGCTTTGGACAGACCTGACGGATTACTACGCGGTTGTTGCAGATGCGTTACAGGTGCCATTGGCCAGCCATGCGGCTTATTACAATGACCTGCAAGCGATCATGGATACGGCCGATTTCTATGGAGATATTGAAATTATCAGTTCCACCACTGGCAGTCCAATTGTACGGTATCTCATGAACCAAGGTGCGGGCAATGATGAAAACAACGCATTTGCAATGACCCCTTATAATTGGGGGTGGTCGAACCGTATTGCAAACGGTGTTGGTGTTAAGTCTACCCAATACGCGGTACAATCCGGCACCGTTGCGATGGAGACGAGACTTGACCCGGATGCGATCGCAAAAAGTAAGATTGGACAGATTGCACAATGGGACGCGGTTAAGGTTCCAATTCCCGGAAGTAATTACGAGCTTGAAATGGCTTCGTTTTACCGTGAAGATTGCGGAGACGCAAGCGGATTACATGCGGGAACAAGTGGCCTGACTGCCACGAAAAAGCAGTCGTTTCAATGGTCTGTTGATGTTGTGTATGCTACGGCGTATAACAGCAACCCGGCCGCAAGGTATAACCCGATCATTAAGGCCGAACTGCTTACAGCGTAAGTAGAGGCAAGCTAAACGGGAACCCCGCTGTCAAGGATAGCGGGGTTTTTTTATGCCTAAAAAAATAAATCTAATTAAATTAGGAAGTTATAAAACCTTATCCTATATTTGGTACATGTTAAACGAAACTCATAGAAAAATGTCACCAGTAGAAAAAACAGAAGTATTATCAAAAAAAATGACAAACGATCAGTTGGTGGAATGGATCAAAAGATTAGCCGACAATATTAAAATGGGTGCGGTTCGCGTCACTTTAGAAATGGAACTGATAAGCAGAATTGGTGAAGATAACGCAGACAAATTAATTGAGGCTTAATAAGCAGAACCCCCGCAAGGGGGATTTTTTACATAATAATTATAGAATCATGAAAACGATCATTAAAAGAAATTTGCCGCTAAATGTTACTTATACGGTCATTAACAGAAAGTATGTGCCTTTATTAGATGGATATGGACAAACATGTGATAATTGCGGAAAATTAATATCCAACATAGCGACCGTTAAAAGTGCTAATGGCGTGTATGACATAGGATTCGATTGCATGGAGACATTTTTATTAAATAATCAGATTTTAAGCGGTTTTGATATAAAGGAGCATACCCGGGTAAAAAAGATGATCCCCAAAGTTATAAGAATGGCCAAACAAATAAAGGAATTTATTGCTATAAACCCTCATTTTGAATTGGTGGGATTAGAATACGAAAAACCGAGGTGGGAAACCGATTGGATAACATGGTATTATATCCCTAAAAATGGCAAAAAATACAACACTAACATAAAGCTAAAAGACACCGATTTAGGGTTCGCGGTTGATACAATAAAAAATATATTTCCAAATCTTACAATTGATGTAAAATGAGAATGAACGTAAAGAAAATTGCAAAGGATTTAATGGACACTAACAGGCCAATGTATGATGCGCTGATAGGTGATGACGCAAAGGCGGTAAATGAATTGAGCACGGAGATTAATAGCGGCGCACTGGACGATGAATCAATGGACTATCACCGGGACGAGGTTATGGGGTTAATATCTTCAATGGAGCGGAAAGTTTATAATGTGTTATCATCGGAGTTGCAAAAACGGGAAGTGTTGGCGGTTTATATTGTTATTCAGTACTTGGATTGAGTATAAGGAGGTAACGGGATTATTTAAAAAGGGCTTCGGCCTTTTTTTTATAACTGTACCTGATTACCTTTGATTATGTATAATTCAGAGAAAGTACAAGCCGCTTTGATAGGATTGGCCGGATTGAGACAAACGGACGATTCTGATTTCCCCACGTTAAATAATTCTGTCGCTTATGATGGAACCAATTTGATGATTTCGCACCCGCTTTTAAGCATTGAAAACATTGATATGTCCGTGCGGAATTATTCCCTTTATTACTACGCGTTGTGGGATGTGGCCACGCCATATGCGGCAGGCATCAGGATTAAATACAATGATGTTGTATATGAAAGCCTGACAAGCGGCAATACAGGCAATGCGCCGGACGTTAGCCCAACCAATTGGGAGATAGTTAATGTGCTATCATTATACCTAGAGGACAGGTTTAAGACGTCTGCAATTAGCGTTGTCAATGATGTGCTGAACGCGAAGAAAATAGCAGGCCAAACAAAAACGCTTTTATCAAATGTCAGGCTAACCCATGGCGGCGGAAGTTTTCAGGATAAGGTAATAAATGACGGTTCATTGGTGGGGATTGAATTAAGCCTAAAACACATCAAAAATATAAAGGCGGTAATTAATCGAATTGGATTGCAGTTTACGGAGCCTAATGTTGGCCTGAACATGTATTTATACCACAGTAGCCAATTGGAACCCATAGCAACGTATATATTGACGTATGGCGGTGTGGGTTCGGTCGAATGGGTCACCAATGAAATTGAGTTGAAATACGATGATTCATTATACGATGTTGGTGGGCGCTTTTATCTCATGTATGACCAAGATCAAATGTCAGGGCAGGCCATAAAGAAGCGGGTAAATTGGGACAGGCCACCATGCGCATCATGTAACCGATACAATATGGATGCTTATAATTTGTACAGCCGCTATTTTAATATTCGGGTGGTTAAGGTTCCGGCCGCGGATCGTAACGGGACAAGCCTTTGGAATGTGGAGCAGACAAAATACATCACGGACAATAATTATGGTTTGAATCTGGAAGTAACAGCAGAATGCGACATTACGGATTTCATCATAAAACAAAAAAAGGTGTTCGCGGTGGCCTTCCGGGATGCCGTCACGATTTCATTAATGCGGGACATTATTTATTCAACGCGGAATAATCACGTTAATGAGAAGTTGCAATTAATGGCGCGGGCGGAATTGCAGAACGAGAAAATAGGGGGGCTGGGTTTATTGGATCAGTATAACCGGGAAGTGTCCGCAGTAGATTTTGAGATTAGCGCGCTTGACAGCGTTTGTTTGCCTTGTAATAAAAAGGCGGGTTTAAAATTGGGGACATCAGGTTTACGGAATTGGTAAGTAAAAAACAATATCATTTCATTAAAAACTTTGCACGCAAGATGGAAGGGTTAGTATTGATTGCCTTTGATGAAAACAAGGCCGTAATTGAGGACATGAATACAGATCAGTTGTGGAGTGGGAAGAGGTCGGACGGCAAGTCACTGCCTAATTATAGCCCGGTATCGGTTGCGGTTTATGGAAAGCCCCCGGGGGCGATCAGGTTATATGATGAAGGGGATTTTTATGCGGGAATACAGGCCACAGCGGGTGCGGATGGTGTGGTGATTGAGGGAACGGACGGGAAGACGGATGAACTAGAGACGATGTATGGCACAGAAATAATCGGTTTAACGGAAGAAAATAAAAACGAGTTGCAGGAGAATTATATAAAACCTACATTGCAAAGAATCATACTAAAATTACATGGCAAATCTTAAAAATCCACAGATATATATACCCGGAGGCGGGGTCGATTTGGACGCAGTATTGACGGCACTGCAAAGTAAGATTAGCGAACTACAATGGAATAGTAAATCGTTTGGAAGGGCGCGTATGATGCGCAGGGAATATGATACGGGAGGTGTAAGGATTGAACCACATGTGTATAATGGAGGGGGTGAATATTATCCGGTATTACCTAATGATGCCTTAAACGCTTATTCATTTTTGAGGGTGTTTACCCCGCGATCCGTAACGGAAGAAAGTGGGTGGCAGAAATCAGGATTAGCGAGCGTTACGATAGACGCTATATTTTGGGTCAATCTTAAAGCGATAGACCGGACGAAGGATTACATATTTACCGAGGAACTAATTAACGCAGCATTTCATGTAATTAATGTCTTCCCGGGTGTGAATATCACGGAAATAATTGACGAGAATTTCAGGGACATATATCGAGGTTATGATTTAAGGGACAGCCACATGGCCTCGTTAATGTACCCCTATGATGCATTTAGAATTACATTTGATTTAAATTACACAATACAATGCAGTTAATGAGCAAATCCGTTAAAATCTTGATAGTGTGGCTTTATGAGGTGTGCATACCCCTTTATCTTGCTATGATCGGGACGGTATCGGACATAGATATATATTTCGGAGCTATTGTGTTATTTGCGTTCTTGCCTGAATTGGCCGTAATAATAAGCCCGTCCTTTAGGAGGTGGATAAAAATAGGGGTTCAAAACGGGGAGGAAAAATTAACGAATCGTAATTTAAAAGAAGCGATAGGACATTATACGGCATTGAATTGCATCAGGGTTTATGTGATGGCGGTATGTGCTACGATATTTAAAGGGGTGGACGTTCCCACAACCATGTACTTGATTAGTTTTGCGGGTGCCGTTGGTATTGAATCATTGATATTTTTAAAGAAATTTGCACGGGTATGATTAGCATAATTGTAATATCGGCATTGGTTGGAGGGGTTGCGGCTTTCATTGTATTGCTGGCTGAAAAGTGGGGCATGGTTGAAGGGTGGGAACGCATGAGGAACACAAGCGCTATATGTTTGCCTGAATTCTGCATGTTTTGTTTTGCGTTTTGGGTATCGGTAATATTAACCCCGGTGATGGTTATGGCGTTTGGTATGTCGTGGAGTTGGACGCTTGTAATGGTTCCGGCAATGGCAACAGGTTTAATCAGGGTAATAGTAAGATGAAGGAGATAAAAGTAAATAGGGATGTTTTGGTGTTGTATGATAATACGGACGAGTTGCCTATTAAGAATTACAACCTAATGAATCAGTATTCATTACTTGATTATGAGATAGGGCAAACGCTGGATGATGTGAACAGGCACTTCGCTAAAATGGACGCATTGTTAGGTGCTGGCAAGATGGACGAAGCAATACAAGCGCGTAAGAATTTACACCAAACATTCTGGAATATGATTAACGGAACGAACTTTCCGGTATTACAATTTGGGTGCTTTGTTAAGTCCGTGAATGGTGAAGAAATGACCGATTATAGCAAGGAAAATATTGAAAAGGTGATCGGTAATATTAAAGGGCTTTCGATTGGCGTGGTTAAGGAAACCATTGACCAGTTAAAAAAAAAGTAAACACGCAGCTTAAATTAACGTTCCCAAATCGGTTTGGTGATTCGCATATAATCAATTATTACAACCAAGTAAAAGAACGGGTTTTATATTCGCTTGAAAACATGATTAATCCCGATGATACTTGGTTGCAGAAAATAAAGGCCATTGACGAATATTTTATCAGTTTGTCACGGCCAAAAAACATGGACGGGAATTCACATTTAAACGCGGTTATTCAGCAGAAAAAAACATTTGAACGGGTGTGCATTGCCTTAATGCAGAATGGTATAAACAGCCCGGACGAATTGACGGTAATAAGATTTTTTAGCGCAATAGAATATTATGAAAAACGAAAAGATTGAACAGTACGCAAACAAGGTCGAGGTAATGACCATGAGCGGGGAAGTTATTCCACTTTGGGAGTGGCAAAAGATTTATGAATTACCCCCCAACAAGATCGGCAAACACTATTCATTAATGGAGTGGCGGTTTAAACAGGATATTGAAGATTACGGAAAGTTGGTCGTGTGTGTGCCGCTTATAATCTTGCTGGACGCATTTCGGGATTTGCGAAAGGCGCCTGTCCGGGTTGCGAGTTTTAACAGGGATGAAAAGAAACAGGAAGATTTAAGGAGGCGCGGATTTAAGGCCGCGACACATTCACCCCACGTGGTTAAAATGGCCGCGGATGTTGATTGTGACACGGTTGCGGATGTACACCGGGACGCTAAATTAATGAAGGAGGCCGCAACGGCAGCGGGGATAAAGTGCCGGATAGGGTGGCGGACATATCTGCCGGATCAGACATTTATACACGTGGATGTGTGCCCGATGTATTATGAGGCGGGCGGGGCGTTTCATCATGTTAAACATCCTTTGGTTTGGGAAAAACAAATATCGTGGTAATGGAAAATAGGACTAAAATAGGCCGGGCGCTGCAAAAGATTGGAGACGCGGCCAAACCCATTTTAAGCATATTAAGCAAGGTGCCGGTTCCGGGTGCTGAATTGCTCGGAGAGGTGGCGGACGCGATCAGGACGACAAAGGAAATCGATTCGGAGACGAAGCAGGAATTGTTACACGCGGTGACGCTGGACATGCAGGATTTAGCAAATGCCCGGGCGCATTCTGTTGAAATGCAACGAAGCCAATTTAGTAGTTGGATGGCTAAAAACATACCCTATTTTATAGATGTCTTTATTTCTTTAATTTGGGGGGGCATGACTTTTTATATAGTCGCTACGGCTGTCCGGTTAGTGCAAATTGAAGGAGTGGATACCTCTTCAATCTTGGGCATATATGCAGGCGTTACCGCTTTAATGACGCAGGTATTGAGTTTTCACCGTGGAAGTTCGCACGGATCACGACTAAAAGATGTATACAGATGAAACGATTATTAATTATAGGGCTGTTGTTCCTGATCGGTTGCGGTGAAGAGGTTCAGCGCAATGACAATGGGTTTACTATTGATGGCGAATTTCATGAAACGCCTTACGGTTTTTATCACAAGGACAGAATTGATGATCGCTATTATTTCGGATTCACGAGCAAAGAGATAAGCCCGGAGACGCAAGATTTCATTAATAAAACGGGAACCCTGACGGCTGTTGCGATGAATGGCGTTGCAGTTTCGCCTTCAATGGTTGGGGATTATATATATGATGGAACGTATGGAAGCTGTGAGGGGTTTTCTGTATTTCGTGATATTGAACTTGACGTAAATGGGGACGGCATAGAATCAGATGAAGCGGTGATAATCATAGAAAGCGCAAATATTAATATCAAATCGAAAAGCGGCAATTCGTTCATAATTGATTACACCGCAGTTGCGGAGGATGGCAGAAGTGTAATGGGGCATTATTCAGACGAATTAATGTTATTAAAATTGGACTAAGAATTGATAATTATTACATTGCAGAATGAAACCTTTCAAGTTCTTAATTATGATCCTTGTATTTATGATTGTGATTGACGCGAGTGGCGGGACTCGTGTTACCGAAACCCCCAAAGAAAACAACGGAATGGAATTGGCCGTTTTTGATGCGGAAAGTATCACGTTTGACATTCCATACGTTGCGGCAGAAGCAAATAGGGCGGGTGTGCTGGTGTTATATGATCGACCTTATGTGATGTATGATTATCACAATAAAAAGGCGTGGCGCATGGTCAAAGTGACCCGGGCGCATAAATGGCGACACCTGTATAAACATGACAAGCAGAATGGCCAATTGTGACAATATTGAGGAAAGAAATTAAGCCCGCATAACAGCGGGTTTTTTTTTGATTTAGAATTGACTAATTTTAAAGAAAAAAAATGGAAATGCTAACGAACATATTATCACATGAATATCTTTTAATTGTTTATGGTATTGTATTGTGGCACTTCATGGAATATGTTGCCTTCAAAAATCGGGAGCAGGATTTAAAGAAACGCAAAAAATGGAAAAAGGAACAGATTGACGATTTTATATTGTCACTTAGTTTTGCGCCTTTAATCGTTATTTTTGACGATGAAATATTGAAATATTATAATACGATCTTTGACGGGACGCAGGAAGTTTTTGACAAGAAAATATACTTTTTGTCCGGTTTGTGCATTGATAGGATTATATACATGGTGATGAAATTAAAAGCGAGGATTTTGAGCAATGGAAAAACTGACATATAAAGATTTTTTCGACTTCGACGATGATAAGCCACTTAGCGAGGCTATTACTAATATCGAGAAATTGGAGAACGTGTATAAACATCTGTCGCAAGAGGTTAAGAAGAGCGCAAAGAAAATGGCCGACGAATTAAAGGACGTGAATGTGGCGTTTGAGGGTGGCCAAAAAGAGATCATGAAAACGTATGACGTCACGAATGCTATGCTTGTGGAAAACAAGAAGCTGAAAGACAGTCAAGATGCATTGGCCAAATCCAAAAAGCAGTTAACAAATGCAGTGAAGGCGGAGACGGGAAGTATGGAGGATTTAAGGGGCAAATTAAAGGATGCGGAAAAGAATTATAAAGCGCTGGGAGATAGTGCGGACGAGGCCATAAAAGAGAAGCATTTAAAAGATATTGCTCAATTGTCAAAGGAATTCAATAAGGCTAATAATGCTTTAAAGACGGCCAAGAAGGAGGCGGAAGCGGCAGCGGGATCATATAACGCCCTGAACAAGCAAGTGCTCGAGGGACGGAAAAGATTGAAGTCTATGGGCGATGGGATGAAGGGGAACAGTGAAGAGTTTAAGAACCTGCAAAAAGAGTTAAGCGAAAACATTGCCAAATTGAAGGAGTGGGACGAGGCAATAGGGGATAATTTCCGGGACGTTGGGCGATATGACAAGGCGTTGGAAGGGATTACGGGTAAAATGGAATTGATACCCGGGGCAACGTCAAGCGCGGCGGGTGGCGTTCAGGCGTTCGGGCAACAATTGAAGATGTTATTAGCCAATCCTATTGTTTTAGTCATTGCGGCCATTGTTGGCGGGTTGACGCTGTTGGGTGCGGCCTTTAAAAAGACGGCCTTTGCGGGTGATCTGTTTGCGAAAATGGGTGGATATGTTAGCGGGATTATGTCGGGGGTGGTTAAGATTGCGGACAAGGTTAGAATTGGAGTGATGGCCGCGTTTGAAAACCCGAAACAGGCTTTAATTGATTTAGGCAACGGGATAAAGAACAATATAATTAACAGGTTTCTCGGAATCATTGAATTAGGGAAAGCGACAGCATTAGTGTTGCAGGGAATATGGGACAGGGATTTAGAGAAGATAAAAAAAGGATCATTGGAGGCCGGGCAGGCGTTAATACAGATGTCAACCGGGTTCGATAAATTACAACAGTCAAAGATTGGGGATTTTGTGAAGGATGTACAAGACATGGGAAATGCCTTTGCAGAATTGGCGGAAAAGCAGCGGGAATTAATCCGTATAAACCGGACAAGAGAAGTACAGGCGGCAAGGCTTCAAAAATTACATGAGGAACAGGTTGCAGTTGGTGAAGATGATACGCGGGCATGGGGAGAACGACAAGTCGCGGCGGAAAAAGCAATGATTACTTTAGAACGATTAGGTAAGGTACAATTGCAGATAGCGCAGGATAATTTGAATATCATAAACACAGAGGTTCAAATGCGGCGGAAGAATGGGGAGGACGTAGAGGAAATATTGGACAGGCAAAAAGAGGCAAAATTGGCATTAATAGAGGCCGAAAAAACGCTTTCCATGACCGAGTTAGACAACGCGGAAAAACGTAATAAATTACTACGCGATTTGTACGAAAAAGACTTGGATATATTAATAGACGGGTTCGATAATCAAAAGGCAGTCAATGAACGGATTTTGGCAGACGAAAAAAAGACGATCGAGGTTAGGCGGGCATTGTTTGAGGAAACGAAGCGATTAGGACAAACGGCGCTGGATGAAGAGATTAAGGTATTGCAAAGGACGACAAAGGAAAAGATTGACATAAATGATTTAATTGCCACTTCGGATGCAAAGGTTTTACATGAGAAAATCAGAGGCCTTGAATTAACTGAAATAATGGAGGGGCGATTATTAGAAGTGATCCGGGAGAATAGAACGTATGAACAGGACTACGCCGAAATAAAAAAGACATTAGACGAGGCGGAAGCGTTGAGAATGCAAAACAGGATAGCGGCGGAATTGGAGTACGGGGATATTGTAGGCAAACGGAAGGTGTTGGAGAATGAAATTACGGACGAGATTTTGAAACAAACAAAATTATTCGCCCAATCTGATCGGGTTGCTTTGATGCGTGAAAATATCGATTTGGAGAAGGATATGCTTACCAGCCGGTACCAGGAGGAAATGAGATTGGCAGAACAAACGATCACGGATGAAGAGGAACGCGGAAAGAGGAAAAAGATATTACGTGCGGAATTACATGACGCGATTACAGCACTAGACAGGCAGGCGGCGGAAGAGCGAAAAGAAATATTAAGGCAGGAATTTGAAAAGGTGGTCGGGTTATATCAGCAGGGGACGCAGGCCACAATGGATGTGCTTAACAGTCGCTGGGAGCGTGAAGATATGAGGCGTGAGGAACAAATGACGAAGCTAGAGCAACAAATGAATCAGGAAATTGAATTGGCCGGAGACAATGAGGCGAGGAAGGAGGAAATATATGCGGCATTTAATGAGAAACAAAAGCAGATGGAAGCGGAGCAGGCACAAGCAAACAGGAGGCGAGCAATATTTGAAAAAGCCATGGCCGCTACACAGGTCGGCATTGATACTGCGCGGGCAGTCATGAAAGCAGTGGCGGTTAGTCCGTTAACGGGGGGGCTTCCCTTTAGCGCAATTGTTGGAGGCATTGGAGCGATACAATTAGCGGCAGTGTTAAGTAAGCCAATACCAGCGTATGCGGAGGGCACGGATAATGCGCCCGGTGGACTTGCCGTCATTAATGAATTAGGCCGGGAAATAATAGAAGACAGGCTCGGTAATAGGCATATCATAGGGACGGACGGCCCAACGTTGACGCACTTGGAACGGGGCTCAAAAGTTTACACGCATGAGGAATCAAAGAAGATGCTCGGAGGAAAAGATTTTGATAGCGCGATGAAGGTGTACGAGGGTGGAGCGAAGCGTATTAATGCCGGAGCCCTTAATGATGATATTAACCGGGTTATGGTTGGTAAGCTGGACAGGCTTAATGATACGGTGAGGAACAAAAGGGAGGTGCATATTAATATCACAAAAAAGGGTATTGATTTATTGGCGAAGGAGAATAATACTTGGACAAAATACGTGGATAACAATTATGCTTAGGGTCGAATTAATTAGCGCTGATCGGGGCAAACTCGTACTCAATGAAGTTGACCCGGGGAACCTTACGGATTTTTCTATTGACCTAAAAAGGAGCAAGGAAAACGAAGGTCTGTTTTATGAATTCACGGTAAATTTAGATTTCAATAAAGCTAGCCGGGCGTACATCCGGGATGTGTACGAATCGGAAGGAATCGAGGGAATTATTAAAGTGAATATATACCAATATTTGCCAAATGCTAAAACGTGGGATATTGTGCACACCGGACAATTGAGATTGTCTAATTATGACCTTGGAGAAATTGACGTAAAAACGAATATTGAAAACATAGGATTCGAGCGGCGATTTATAAACCTGTTAAATCAGGATGTTGACATTGAAACGCTGGAGGCCTACAACGGGGAATCGATACCAGCGCCAAATATTGTGCAATTATCCTGCCCGCCAAAATCAATAATAAAGAGATCGGAGGTAACACCGGACAGCGGTGATTATTTCGAGCAGACCGGATTAATTATACATGAGTTTCCAACATGCGCGACCCCGGGCGGATGTGATCGGGTAAGGGACGAAACGGTTTGGGCTAACGTTAACACGCTGGGAGTTGTTTTTAATGAGATTGACGAGTTTTACCAATTACCTTGGGGTTTTAGTCAATTAGCGGCAATAAACATGATGACCGTTAAAGATGCGGGGTTGATCGACCTTGATATAAGTCTAAACCTAAAACATACAATCACGGCCACGGCGACATATAATAATTTTACGGTAAAAAACCAGGGTAATATATTAGGTGATGTCGAAATAAAAGCGTGGTTTAAACATGAAAGTGTTAGCGGTGAGGTGAAGACGTTGACGCAGATTGGGTCAAGTTGGGTAATACCGGAACATAGCACGGTAGACGTATTAGTGACAGACTTTGAAAAGAAAACATATCAGCAATCAGGGGTCACGGTAGAGATTGGGGATAAATTATACACGTATTACACGGTTCGTATATTCGCAACTTATGAACAGCTATTTGGCGCATTAGCCGCAACGCTTGAACATTACGTTGGAGTTAATGCAAATGTGGCTGATACTTTTATTAAAGTTTCTCAAAAAACGACATTTCCCGCAACGGATTCAAAAAGTTTTTACGTGTATGAGATTTTGGAAAAGATATGCCAATATTTAACGGGGCAGGCGGATTGTTTCAGGTCTGATTATTTTGGAAGGACAGACACCACGCCCGCATATATTGAGGACGGTGCAGGATCATTGTTAGCCTTGACAAATGGACGATGTTTGCGGCAACTTTCAGATAATATTATTTATGTTAATTGGACGGATTTATTTCAAACGCTAAATTTTTTACATTGTTTGGGGTGGGGTTTTGAAACGCTGGAAGATGGCACAAATATTATCCGGGTCGAAAAGAGAAGTTACTTTTATCAAAAGGCAATAAATGTCTATGATTTCGGGCAAATATCAGGATTGAGAAAAAAACCCGCCATTGACAGATATTATGATCAGATTGAGGCGGGGTACCCGAAAATTGAAAATATTAACCAGATTAATGGAATTGACGAGTACAATACATTTTTGCGGCTGTCAGTTCCTGTCACGCAAGCGAAGGGTAAATTGAATTTACGGGCAAAATATCGGGCGTCAGGTTTTGAAATAGAATCACAAAGGCGGCTGATAGAAACAACGGAGGACAGCAGGTTGGACGATGAAAATTTCATTATAGGATTGCGAAGAAACGCGGGCGTGTTGGAGGTTGCACAGGCACAGGATTACACAACGGTCGTAAATGTTTCTGATCCTAACACCTCATACAATCTGGATTTGACCCCACGCAGGGCGTTGGAGAACTGGAAGGAGCTTTTAGCCTCGAACGTGTACCGGGGCAATGCGAAGATTTTAAAATATACTTATGGCGAAGGTAATAGGCTATTGCAGGCGACCCGGAGTGGGGAAACACAAGCATTAGCGGAAAACAGCGACCTTGATTTGACGCTTGCGGATTCGTTATACATTCCTGACATATATACCTTTGAAACGGAATTACGGGCGGCAGATTATCGCGTGATTAGAGACAACCCAAAAGGCGTGTTTTCTTTCACAGATTGGGCGGGCGTGAAATGCAGCGGGTTTTTATTAAACATATCATATACGCCGGAAGAAAATCGAGCTATGGTAGATTTAATGAGAACGAATCACAATGTTACTATCATCACTGAAACCCCGGCGCCATGGTCACCAACCGATATAGGCGCGGCCTTGAAGGGAATGTATGAGGTAGTAGGCGCGGGACTGGTATATGATGGTGATTATAGAGTATCACAATTAACGGATTTATCGGGCGCAGGGAATCATTTCACATCAAGCGGGGCGGATCGGCCATTATACGAGCCTGCAAATAATCGTTTAAAAATATCAGGAACCGAGTTTTTTAGTAACCCGGGATTATTGGCCGCAATAGGCGCGGATCAGCAGGGGGAAGTAATAGCAATAGCGGAACAATTAAACGGGCTTCCTCCTTTGGTTTTGCGGATATTCCAAGCCGCAGGGAGTGACAGTTTTTCATTAGGAATGGACAGCGTGGGCAAACCTCAAATATTGGGTAAATATTTCGGATCAGGTGATGGCAGAGGGAAAATTGTCAATATTGCGAGTGATGGCGTAGAACATTATTCATACATAAACGGGGTGCTGCAATCAGACTTAAACGATACGATTGACCCTACATATTGGATAGGTGACTTTCCGTCACAGGATCGGTTAATTATGGGCTATTCGGAGGATTTGCCATTAACCATGGTTAGTGAGTTGTACATAAAGGCGTTAATAGTGGTATCAGGCCGAATGTTAACAACGGATGAACGCAATAGTATGACTTCTTATTTAACGGAAAAATATTTAACTTAGCGCCATGGCATTATATGTAGTAGTAGGTAGCTCGTCAACCGTAATGTATTCGACAGATTTGGGGTCAACGTGGACTAAAGCCACAGACACCGAAGTGATAAACACCCCTATGGATGCCGTGCATGTATATGATGCGAATACGTGGTATGTCGGCGGGGGATTAAATCGGAAAATATACAAGACGATTGACGGCGGTGTAACGTGGGCTCAATACACATTGCCTGTCGTTACGGGGGGATCAGGAGCGCCACGGATTCGGCGCATAAAATTCTTTGATGCAAATAACGGTGTTTGCGCAATCGATGATAATATACAGGGAGCCTTTTACACGACCGCAGATGGGGGCGCCACTTGGTCAAAAAAAACCATTCAGGAAAAAATAAATGATGTTTATTTCTTCGACCAATATACATGGATATTGTGCAATGGAGATGGAGATATAAAAAAGACATTTACGGGGGGTAATACGGATTGGACATTAATCACAAACCTTGGCACCGAATTAGGAAGAATCCACAGTAACGGACAAGAAGTATTTTGCAAGACTACCCGGGGTGGCGTATTCAGATCGCTTGACAAGGGTAATGTTTGGGGGGCGCTTGTTTCGACCCCGGGACAGGCCGGAATATTAAACTATGGGAGCATATATGTTAATGACAAGCCGTTAACGGGGACGGACAAGTATGTGTACACGACCAGTCAAATCAAACTAGCGTCATGTAAAACTACGGGCGGTGCATCGTGGGTCGATGAAACCGCAAAAATTCCCGAAAATTCGTTCGGGTTTTATGATATGTTTTTTGCGTCTGCATCGAAAGGCGTAATTGTTGGAAGGGAAGAAACCGTATTAGTTACCACAGATGGTATAATTGGGGCAGGAACGTTGACTAAGATTAGCGCACTGCCATTGCCCGGAAACATAATATTGTCGGCGGCACATGGTTTGCCGAATACATGTACG